TACAAGAGTTAAGATGCTAACTAAAAATGAAGTCAGGGTAATTAAAGCCCTGCTTAAGTACTCAAAACCAACTAAAACAAAGGACTATCATCAATGCAATATTAGGCGGGCTTTTGTATCTCTCAAGATGCCAAGAGATTCATTTGCAGGTTCTATATCAGCGTTAAAAAAGAAGGGTTTATATAACTATGTGATTTGGGAATCAAACCCAAACAAAAAGGGTTACAAGGATTACCCAGCTAAAAAAGTTTTAGTTTGGCATGAAGGAAACCCTGTTGGTTACTATAAGGTCAGGTCAGATATTGCCTTGATATTCTTTAACAAAGATTACATAGATTGCGTTATGTCCTCTGAAAGGGTAAGTTGAATTATGAACTATCTTTCAGTTTGTTCTGGCGTTGAAGCAGCAACTGTTGCCTGGAATTCTATTGGGTTTGAGCCTATAGGATATTCAGAAATCGATAAGTTTTGCTGTGATTTACTAAAACAGAAATACCCTCAGACCCCTAATTTTGGAGACATAAATGGACATTCAACCTGGCAAATTCCCAGAGCAATCGACATACTTATCGGGGGAACTCCTTGCCAGAGCTTTAGCCTCGCTGGCCTCAGAAGGGGAACAGACGATCCAAGAGGTGGACTTGTCTACAGGTTTTGTGAATTGGTGCGGGATAGAAAGCCAAGATGGATTGTTTGGGAAAATGTGCAGGGAGTCCTATCGGCTAACGGAGGAAGAGACTTTGGTTCCTTCATCGGGTCGTTGGCTGAATTCGGGTATCATCTCTGCTGGCGGGTTCTTGACTCTCAACACTTCGGATTGCCCCATAGAAGAAAAAGAGTCTTCCTTATCGGGCATCATTCAGACAGAACAAGTGGATACAAAGTTTTATTTGAGCAAGCTTGCCTGTCAAGGATTCATCAGAAGAGACAACATGGGAAAAAGGCTTCCAGTTCGTTTGAAGGAAGCTATGATTGCCCATTCTGCAAATCACATACAACCTTAGACCCCAAAAAAACTGGATGCAATTACTGTTCTGCATGGGTAAAGAATCCAGTTAACTGTATATCTGATGGGGCTCATATGGGTGGTGGTTTAAATGGACAAGATTACAACTCAGGAAGAATTATTGTTCAGCCTGACGGAAAGGTTAGAAGACTAACACCATTAGAACTAGAAAGACTAATGGGATTCCCAGATAATTACACGGACATATCTGGAGCAAAAGATGGCAACAGATTCAAGGCAATGGCGAATTCGATGTGTGTACCTGTGATCAAATGGATTGGAGAAAGGATAGCAATGGTCGATTCCACTAGCAAATAAGCCTATCAATCATGTATACTGTTAGCCAAGAGGGTTCGTAAGACCCTCTTTTTTTTGGCCACAGGTACAGATCATGGATGATAAAAACTATTGGTCGTTTACCGATATTGCTGCTGACCTAGACCTCGCTTATACAACCATCAGAAGAAACATAGAAACATTTATCAAGCAAAAGAAAATGAAACCTTTAACCCGCATGAAAGCGGATAAAGGACATTTTTGTTCTGTCATGGACAGCACCCAGTACAGTTTGTTTCGTGAGCTAATGCGTGGAAGAACATCCGTAAACAAGGAGGATGAAGCGGTTAATGAAAAGATTTCTGATGATGGGTTCTTCTATCTAATCTTATTAGTTCCAGAATTTTCTAGCGGAAGAATTAAGGCTGGCTTCACATCACGAATGGACTCCAGGTTCAATGAACATCTGATGTCAGCACCCACAGCAAAATTAATATACTCAACACCATGTCTACGATCATGGGAAACATTTTTACTAGCATATGTTCATTCACATGGTGAAAAAATAAGATCAGAAGTGTTTGATATTAAGGACACAAAAATCTTAATTAAAAACCTTAAGACCCTCTTTAAACAGGTTGGGCAACGAAAATGAATCACGGCAAAATTTGATCCCGAAACCAATTTCGTGATCATACGAAAATGGTCATAAAACATAGGCATTCAGCATACGCTATTTTGATGGTTCTTCTTCAGTACCCTTAAGCATTTCAGCCAGAGCAATATAAGCAGCAGCATCTTCAAGGGTATCTTGATGATACCCCTGAGACAATCTAGCAAGCTTAAGCATTGCCATCATTACAGCAACTTCATAAGGCGATATCTCACGCTTTAAGAAGTTAGTCCAACTGTCAGCAATACGCTTTAAATTTAGCTCTGGAGCATCGTATTGATTAGCCCGCTCAACGATGTGTTCAGTACACCTAGAGAAGAATTCGCTGAGTAAATATCTATCCATTTATAAACCTTTCAATCAGTACAATGGCAAGAAACAGTATCATCAAAATCTGGAAACATTGGAAGCTGCATTCTAGATTGTTTCATTACATTTTCATAGCTTGGTCGATCTTTTCTGAAAGTATGCTGCTTTGATTCTGCAACACCCAGCATCTTTTTCTCTTGCTCTATCCACCAGTTTAAAGCATCTGGATCTTCCTTTGCTACAAGATCAAGACGATATCTACTCTTAAGAAAGCAACCTTGGCAATTTCCATGATGTTGTGCTATTTGCAAATCAAAAGATTGTTTACTCCAGAAGTTCATTACATCTTGAAGAGTATGTTTAGCATCATTCATTGGAGTTAACGCTGGATTCTTTCTGCTAAAATTCTTTTTAATGTTAGCAACCCTTCTTGGTTCATCATACCTCAACCCTATAAGCTGATTATGCCTCTTGAACAATGATCCGTAAACATCTTTCATGTACCGATCTAACAACTTTATTTTTAGTTCTACAGTACAAAATCTAGCAACTGGATTAGGAAGATACTGTCTTTCATCGATCAAAATGCTAAATGGTTCTCCATTCCTTGATGCATCTTTATAATTAGTTATCTTAAACCTTGGCTTGATTTTTTTGCCAACATATTCCAACCAAGCTATATCTATCTTCCATTCTTCAGAACACTTTTGAACAAAGTCTAGAGTCTTTGGATGCTCTAGCCCTGTGTTACAAAAAACAACTTTGACATATTCTGGAAGCACACCTTCATGTGCCTCCAGAACTTTAGCCAACATAAACCCAGATGTTCTACCTCCACTAAAAGAAATTACAGATGGATCTTTCAAGAAATACTTGCTATCCATTTACTTTTCCTTTTAATTCGGATTTCTTTTTAATAGCTGATTCCAAAGGAATCAAAAAAGTTTTATTGTTCTTTGTCTCAAGCGGGTTTTCATGCTGATCAATATGCTCAGCAATAACTGATGAATCATCCAGGTCGATCACACCTTCCAGTTTGTTTCGCATCAGAAAATATCCAATGCGAACCCTATTAACACCAATTATTTTTGCTGCTTCTCTTGCTGTCACATATGTTTGATCGCCTACTTTAATTGCCATTTGAAACACCTTCCATTTCTCTTCTATTGTTAATTTGTTCTAATACTGCTGCTCTAATCTTCTCGTCAACAAGTTCTCGCTCTTTAGCTTTCTCTTGCTTCTTTAAAGTAGCAGCAAGCTTCTTTTCTTTTGCTGTTATTTTCCGCGTCTCTCTTCGCATCATCTTATCTAATACCGAAGACATAGGTACGAGAAAATGAGACTTACTCTTCTTGTTAAACTTTTCTAGTTCAACAGGATCTATCTCGATACCAACTGCTCTAATTGCTTGCATTAAAGGCTTCTGATCGCTTAGATCAATCACCCCACGAAATTCGTTTCGGTAAAAATAATGAGCGATTAGCCCTGCCTTTACCCCCATCACAAGTTGGGCTTCCGGACTGGTCAAATACAATTCATCCCCAATGTATACTGGCATAACTATTCCCCTTTCTTTCTAACTAATTCTTCTGCGATTTCCAAAAGCTTTGAACTGTTCTTAGCTTGAAATTTTAAAATAGGATATAGACTCATAAGCATCACGATTCGCTCGTTTAGCTTCTGTGTCCATCTCCAGCCATTAGATTCTATCCCATTGACAGTTACGCTCACACCATCATAGATAGCCTGTTCGCATCCTTTTGAAGCCATAAGGCCAGGAAACAATCCATCAACGATCTCTGCAACCTCTTCCAAAAGATCAGCAATACGCTTCTTATTAAGCTCATAAGGCTCATTAGAATCGGACTTCTTAACTGATTTGCACCATTCACAACAAGCCATGCAAGCAGCAAAATTAATGTAGCTATCGGGCTTGCGTTTAGCCACTTCGGAATCTTCCCAAAGCACCGATAAATTGGCCAAAGCTTCGGAGGCAGCAGCAAACATTTCGTCAGGCATTATTTCAAGCCCTGTGAGTTCTCGTGCAATAAAACACGCTCTTCTAGCACAGGTTTGAACCGCTGCAACTTTCGATATTTTGCTCATTTTACTGTCCTCTGGGCTTCCATTCCCCGAATCTTTATTAAAAAACATTATAACCTTTCCTTTTAGTTTTTGGTAAGCTCAATTGCCACATAAGATTCATCGTCATTTTTAAGCTTTTGACACAGCTTAATAGTAATGGATTTAACACAATCAGTATCATCTCCCAGTAAATACCCACAATGCTGGAGTTGATCAAGTATCGGCTTAATTCGGTTATCCAGATCAGATTTTCTCCAGTTTTTTCCAGGGTAAACCATGATCAGTACATCGACAGGAAATAGACAGGGTTCGATCTTATTTCGATCATCGACATGGTGAAGGTTCTCCTCCCTCCATTGACGATATTTCTCACTAAGAATAACCCTGCCTTTAAAATTCCTCCAACAAGCGTTAGCTGATGGAGGAAGGGTGAAGAGGATTGGATCGACTGGCATATTATCTCCATGACCAAGCGGGTGCAGTAATCTTTGGCACAATGCCATAATACTCAGGAACAAATGTACCTGTTTGGTGAGCAGAAAGATACTTGCGAATCGCTTCAAAGACTTGGTTCTCAGCACGATCAAGATCACTCGAATCAAACTGGCAAATCATACATGAAGGATACTCGTTCTTGTCTACGATGATATGGTACACATCATTGATTGGAATCTGCATCGATCTCAGGCAGAATCGATATAAAGCCATCTGCCTTAAGTATCCATTGAATACACATTCCTTGGCCCAATCCGTTGGATCATAAGAACCAACTGTTTTTAGATCGACCAAGAAACTCTTTTCAACGCAATACATATCTGGGATAAATTTGATTTGCAATGGTTGACCATCAAATTCAATAGTGGTTAAAATCTCTTGCTCACGAACAACACCAGAACAATTAAAATATTGCGAAGCAGAATTTTCTGCAATCGCAGCAATCATTTTATTAGCCTGTTCAACATCATCATGGGTAATGATTTCAACACCATCTGCTAAAGATGTTTTGAAGTTATCCCAAGTCTCTTTGCCAACCTTAGTTCGTTTATCACAGACTGGGGCAACGGAAAATCGTTCCGCAACTTTATCTGGTTCAAGCAGCATGGCATGAACTAGCGAACCAAGGATCATAGCTGGTGAAGGATCACGCTGAACAACCTTGTCTATATAAGTCTTCTTGTATAGAACAGGAGACTTCCTAAACAATTCCAATCGGGAGTGAGACACATATTCAATCGGGTACATTAGACTGCTCTTTCTTTAAAAAACTTTTCAAGGATATCCAGAACCTGACCATTCATAGTTCTGTTTTGGCTAAGTGCCAGAAAATTCAACTGTTCTTTCAGATCACTATTAGGTCGAAAAACTACTGTGAGTTTTTGCCTATCTTTTTTAGACCCGTGTCTTTTTGGCATTTCCCTTCTCCTTCTCTAGTGATGCTTGATAGGCATTCCATTCAGCATCGTATTTCCAAGGTTTTTCAAAATAGTAAATCAGATTTCCCACACCACCAGCACCATCCCATTGTCCTTCTTCCTTCAGCCATCGAGCTAAAGCGAGAAGATTATCGTGGATTGCGTACCACATATAGCACCCCTTTCATTAGGTAAAGTAACAACATAATAAATATACCATAAATGTTTTTAATTACCATAGAATCTTTTATTTTCTTTTATTTTCTGTTTTTTTCTGATTTGGGTTTGACTTTTAAATTGTCTGCTCGTAGGATAGACGATGTGGTGGGAGTGGAACTGAGTTTGGAGTGGCACGATGCCTAGGAAGCAAAAACATAAACTTCTCTCGTATGACGAAGCTGCAAGCTTTTGTCCACATCCCCCAGGAAGCACAGAAAAAATAATTGTTTTGGAAGCACGATTGTTTTACGGAATTGATCTGTATCACTCAGGTGATAACACGATACCAATAATTCCAAGAGATAAAAAACACGCTTCTAAAACAGAACCACAATCTTATCCAGATGCGGAGATACATCTGGATGATGATGATGACTAGCGGTGGTCATATGGGTAAGCTCGTTGCGAACCTTAAAAAGACACTAGTTTTTACCGAGGCTAGCACACGCACCGCTAGTTATTTTTTACTTTTTCAAGAAAGGGGAATGTCATGGAAGATGAAATTACCATGATTGATCGAGAGTTGAGGCAGATAATTGTTCCGAGTTTTTCGCCACCATGCAGTCTTAATGAAGATGCATATGTGGAACCGCTAACCATAACAGGTGTTGTTAATGCTGACGAGCAGCTTTTGAAGTTTCTTTTGTTCAACGGCATATCTACCCATGCTATTGGGCAAAACAAGATGATGTCTATCACCAGTATAGATGACATCACTTCGGGCAGAGGATCGTATTCTGACACGATCATAAAAGTGAGAATGAAAATGGGCGATTTAAACACAGTTGTTTCTATTGAATTATCAAATGAGCAACTTGAAGAAATTGTAAGGATTGGTCTTCGCACCCAATTCGGGGCAAATGTTGAATCGGTCAAAGTGATATCGTTGTATCACGGCTTAAAGAAGTACGAGCTTGAAGTTACTTTTAAAGGAAGAGGTTAACATGAAAATTGGGAAGCCTGTTGGTTTTGGCCAGCTTAACAAACCGAAAGCAGTTGTTTTCGGGGCTGAAGGTTCGGGGAAATCTACTATGGGATCGAAGCTTACAAAAGCTTTGTTTCTTGATGTAGAGGGTGGTATCTCAGGCATAGACATTGATTGCGTGGCAATAAAAACATGGGCAGAATTTGTAGCTACGATTAAAGAAATCGTAACATCTCCAGAATTTGCTTATGAAAATATTGTCATCGATTCTCTTACTGCTTTGGAAAGATTGTTGCATCAGCACATCTGCCAAACCTCTGGAGCATCATCAATTGTGCTAGCTTGCGGTGGGTATGGTAAAGGCTTAGTAGAGTCTGTTACTCAGATGTCTTTGCTGATTAATAGCCTTAATGCTAAGAAGGATCTTGGTGTTTACTTTTTGTGCCATTCAACAGTAAAGTCTGTGAATGATCCAACAAGAGGTGAATACGCAAGTTTCGGTGTGAGGGCAGACAAGGCAATGTCCGAATGGGTTACTTCTTGGGCTGATCTAATTGGATTTATTGAAATCGACCTAATGGTGGGTGACGATGGTAAACCGATTATTAAGAAAGATGGTAATGAAGTACGCAGAACCATTACTGTTACACCAAGGGGTGGGCTAACTGCGAAATCAAGGATTCCAGGCGTAACTGGAACCATGACTGTTGATAGTTTTGTTACTAAGATCAATGAAATTTTTAAGAAAGGGAAGTAGTTATGAGCTTATCAGATGACTTTGAAATCTTTGGACAAGATGAAGCGAAGGAACTTCAGAAGTCCGATATCCTTCCAGCGGGAGAATATCCAGTAACAATCACTAGGGCTGAAGTCCGCACCAAAGATGACAAGAAATGGTTGTCTTTAGGTTGCCAGATTGATGCTCCACATGATATGCAGGGGAGGTTCAAAACCTTTACGCTGTATATCAAAGATGGTCATCCTAACCCACAGGTTTGCAATATTCACGCAAAACTAAGGCAGAGTCTTGATGCTGCTCTTGGGTTAGATCGGATGACCCTGACCAATATCATTGGTCAGTCCTGTGTAGTTAAAATCAAGAATAGCGAGAAGAATGGTGCTACATATGAAAATGTAGAAAAATTCTTGAAAGCTATTTAGTATTTGCTCATGCTGCACTTGGAAGCAGCCGATAAGAAAGGTAAGGAGGTGCAGCATGAGTAAACTTTTAATTTTGTTAGTGTGCTTTTTGACTGGATGTCAAGGAGCAAGAAATTCGATAGAAGCTGGGGCATCGACAACTCTAATGTCTGATTCCCCAGTAATCGAAAAGATGGATGTAAATTTAAAGCTTAAAAAGGAGTGGTAAGCTATGGAAGTTATTGCAAATATTTTCGAGTTGAGAGCAGCAGTTACAAATGCCTTCGGTGAAAAAAGTTTTATCGAAACTTTAGAACGCAGGGGAATGTATCGCTCACGGATTGCTAGCGTTGTAGATACGGATTGGTCTACTGAAGATGGCCAGCTAATAGCACATCATTGGACAGTCGATCCAGAACCTATCGTTGAAAAATTCAACTTCCCGCCCAGTTGGTCAAACAAGGAATCTTGGAAGAACACATTTGAATCTGATTACCCAGATTGTTTAGAAGATGCATTGGATATCGCTCTTTGGACTCCAAGAACCCCATCTAGATTAATCATTGAAGATGACAATGGTATTCGGGTTCTTAAGTCGATTGAAACAGATCCTGTTCAAAGAGTTGAAGAAAGAAAAATCAAACCTGTCAGCTTCCCGATTAAGAGGAAGAAATTCGTAGACAATTCACCTACCTTATTTGGAGCTTAATATGAGTGACGAACCTTTATTTGATCCCGAAGAAACAAAACCCATCCCCGCTGGAACTTACTCCGCTCGTATTATGCGAGCGGAGATTAAGACATCCAGAGCGGGAAACAAATACCTTGCTTGCGATATGCAAATCATTCAAGGATCACAGCAGGGCAGGGCATTAGATGCAAATTTTCATATCTTTTCGACTGACACAAAGTTTCGTGCAGACTCAAGAAGGAAGCTAGCTCGACTGGCTTCTTCATGCGGTATCACTACTGTGATGAAACCAGAAGAACTTGTGGACAAACCTTTCTTAGTCGAAATAGGCGAAACAACGGATAACTATGGGCCTACAAACTTAATTCTTGGATTTTCAAAATTAGGGAGAGGGTGATGAATCAAAAAGAATTAAAAAAAATAAAAAAAGTTTTAGAAAATATTTATTTTCATTTGAATAAAGATGAATACCCATTTTTATTAAATGACTCAGAACATCAAAAATTTTTAGAAGCAATGAGCATTCTTAATTTAAATAAAAAAGAAAAACCTATTCCAGAACAAGTTGCAATTGATTATGTAAGAAGTGGAAACGCTTATTTTGTCAAAAAAAAATATAAAGAAGCTTTGGATAATTATTCAAAAGCCATAGAGGCAAACCCTCTTTTTTTAAAAGCTTATTTAAACAGAGCATTTGTCTACAACAAACTTTTTCAACTAGACAAAGCCATTTTGGATTTTAATTTTGTAATTAAATTAGAACCAAAGTGCGATAGAGCTTACAGCGGAATTGCAATTTCTTATTATTATAATTCTGATTTTCATGCTTGTAATTTTAAAGATGATGATTTAACAGATAAACAGAAGGAAATTAAACAGGAATTAAATTACTCTATCTTAAAATCAATAGAAAACTTTTCAAAATCAATTGAATTAAAACCAAATAATGCGTATTCATATAATGGAAAAGGTTGGGTACATTATTGCCAAAACAAATACACAGAAGCCATAGAAAGTTTTGATAAAGCAATTTTTTTAGAACCAAGCTTTAAAAGTGCTTATTACAATCGTGGATTATCATATAGTTCAATCGGAAACCATATTCAAGCTATTAATGATTTTACTAAAGGAATAAGCATACCGTTTTTTAATGATTGGCTTTTTTATTTGTCAAGATCGATTTCTTATAACGCAATAGGTAAAAAAACCGAGGCCGAAGAAGATAAAATTAAATCAGATAAACTTTTATTAAAACTTGAAGATGCTGAAAGAAAAGAAATTGAATGTCCATTTTTTAAAAAAGGAATTTTGTATGCTTCGTAAATACCAACAAGACGCTGTTGATTCATTATTTCAGTTTCAAAATGATCGCCCTGGTCATTCATCTGTAATAGTGATTCCAACTGGTGGCGGGAAAACTAGAGTCATGGCTGAAATAATCAGACGATCATTTGAAGCCAACCCGAATTGCAGGGGAATGATTCTCAGTCATGTTAAAGAGTTGCTTGAGCAATCTTCCAAGACTTGTACACATTACGCCACAACCACAGGTCTTCCTGTTGAATCAATCGGAGTTTACTCCGCTGCATTAAAACGCAGGGAAGTAAAACCTTTGACGATTGCAGGGATTCAAAGTGTGTACAGAAAGGGTGCTGACTTTGGTTATCTGGATTTCATTATGATTGATGAATGCCATCTGATTTCCCAAAACAAAGAAACTATGTACCGAAAGTTTTTGTCACAAGCAAAGATATCTAACTCCAGAGTAAAAGTTGTTGGATTAACTGCAACTCCATATCGACTTCAGAGCGGGATAATTTTTGGGCATAAAGAAAAGACATTTGACAATTGCTGCTATGCAATCGGGGTCAGGGATCTGATTGATGATGGATTTCTTTCTCCGCTAGTAACGATGGGTACAAGCGATTCACCTGACCTAAAAAATGTTCGCATCAGAGCGGGTGAATACTTCTCCAAGGATCTTGATGCGATTCTTGAAAACGCTGACCTTGTTCAATCCAGCGTTAAAGAAGCCATCGTAAAAGCTTCTTCAAGAAAATCTGTCTTGGTGTTTGCCTCATCGATTAAACACGCTGAAATGATTCTTAATGAATTAAAGAAGCAGGGCCAATCAGCAAACATGATAACAGGCGAAACCCATTCAACGATCAGAGACTTTTTGATCAATGGATTTCGGGCTAATAGTTTTAAATGGTTAGTAAATGTAGCTGTACTAACCACAGGTTTTGATGCCCCTGGGATTGATTGCGTTGTTGTGATGAGGCCTACTATGTCAAAGGGTCTTTGGTATCAGATGGTAGGCAGAGGATTTCGCCTTGCTCCAGATAAAGAGAATTGCTTGATCCTTGATTTTGGTGATAACGCTCTTAGGCATGGTTGCATCGATCAGATCGTTGTTGATGCCCAAGGCATAGAACTTCCAGCAGCTAAAGTGAAACGCTGCCCTTCATGCAATTTGATACACAGGATTGGCAATATCATTTGCCCTTCATGCGGTTATTTCAAACCTAAAGAGGAAGAATCTTTATTCCCTGAGAAACTTTCTGCAAGCCAAACTAATGGTGAAATACTTGCGGGAAGGCAACCAAAGCAATATGAGATTGTTGCTACTGGATACACAATTTATCGCAAGACTCCAGCATCAGATCCTTGCATACTAGAAACACACGAAACGCTTGAAGGTAAATTAATTCGATGCTATCACTCATTGAAACATGGACTAGAATTTATAGTTTGGAAATGGCTTAAGTCCATTGGGGCAAAAGGTTTACCAGACAAACATTGGAATATGAATAAAGAAGGCTTGCAATCTCAAGAGTGGTTGGATACGATCCCGAAACCAATTGCTATTAAAGCACACATAAATGAAAAGGGGTACTATCACATCGATAGTTATTCCTTTCAGAGTAATCGAGTAATAAGTGGGGAGATGGCGAAAGGGTGAAACCACCTCCCCTGTGCTGGGAGGAAGCGGCCCAGCATCATTATCTTAACTAATTTAACAACAAAATCAAAGGAATAGGTGTGCCTTGGAAGAAATAAAAAAACAGGCTTTGCGAGTTCGTAAACAAGGGTTATCAGTCTTCTCTACTAAGGTAGATAAAACCCCAGTAATTAAGCGAACTAACCGCATAGTTGAGCTTAGAGCTAACCCGCTGTCAGACCTCGAAATTGAGATAGATTTTAGTCACGCAAATGTAGCAGGGATCGCTATCAACTGTGGCCCAGTTGTGGGTCAGGAAAAGGACTTAGAATGCCTTGATATTGATTGTCCAAAGGTAGCACTTGATTTCCTTCCTGACCTTGAAGCATCAAGCAAAGAACTACACGATAAATTGTGTGGGTGCGTTGAAACAACCCCATCTGAAGGATTACACATTTTCTACTATTTACCATTAGGTAAATCAAAATGCCGTGAATTAGCGGTAATGTCTACAGATAATGGCAAGAGATGGCTTGCCGAAGCTAAAGCTAAAGGATCGACTAAAAAGATTGCTCCACCACTAATTGAAACAAGAGGTGCGGGTGGGTATGTAGTTGGATTCTATTCTCAGGCAGTCTCAAAAATTGATGGATTAGTTAAGCCATATAAAATGATTCATGGAGATGTGGCAACAATTCCAACCCTGACTGCTGATG